CTGTATGGTATTGGTGATCGTCCATAACGAGCGGCTGTAGCATTGTATTCGCTGATAATGTTTGCTTCAGTCCGTGCATAGTTCCACATTTTGACTTCGCCTATACGTCCACCAAAGAAATCGCCTTGGGCACCAGCATAGGTTCCAATGTTGAACGGTTGACCATTACTAACTAAAATTACGCCGCTATCGCTTGCTGCTAGAACACCGTTGATATATATTTTTGTGGCATTGGCATCTACTGTAGCCATAACATGAGACCAGACTCCTGCTGGGATAAGATCATAACCAGAATAGAAAGTAGTTGTCCAACTGCTGTCGCTGGCACTTCCCACCATCCAAACAATTCTGCCATTACTGGTTATGTTTAGTTTATAGCACACTTCTTTGCTGATAATTGTTTGTGTAACATTTACTGCGTCTGGTTTAATCCAAGCACCAACAGTGACACTGCCGTAATTTGAATTATTTAAAGATGAAACTGCGGCACATGATGAAGTACCGTTAAAAACAAATACTCCGCCATTATCAATACTGGGTACTAGAGCATTCATTGAAGCATTGTTGGATAGACCACTGGTATCATTCCAGAAAACGTCAAAGTTAGCAGGGTCAAGATCCAATACCAGTGCAGGATCCTGACTACTGTCACGACAGGTTTCAGGACCAATGCTGAATAGAAGATCATTAGAACCTGGACTGGAACTAAATTTGACGTAATAACTTAATGGTCCTTCGGTGGTAGCGTCTGCATTAAATGTAAAGTTAATGGTATGTGAGTTAGTTCCATCGCCACCGTAAAAACTACCGGTAGCTGCATCAAGCTGACTGGTCAGTGTAGTATTAGACGAGTCAGTGATACGCCAATATACTACACTGTTGTCCCAATTTTCAGTCTGAACAATAATGGTTTGTTGTTGACCTTCTTGTATGGGACTAAAATATATACTCTGCTGAGTGATGGTTTTAACACCACCACTACTAGCTGCCAATGACCCCATTAATCCTGCTAGTATCATAGTAGTTCCTTAATTTAACCCAGGACCAGCAATCATCCATTCGCAATCGTTGTTAGGTGATCCATCATTGTTATAGCCTTGTTTAATTTTCAACAAGGTAGCCATTGACCACTTTGGCATATTCCAACTATATGATGAACTATTTAGTCCAGCGGCATGCATTAAGTCATCATCATTCCAACTGTATATGTCAATATTGGTGGTATTGCCAGTGACAATTATAATGCTAGTTCCCACTGGGAATGGCACTGCGCTGTATGGAGGAATAACAATGTCTACACCTGCATACTCTTCCATATAAATGTGATGTCCACGATCTTCTAACCTTAGCCAGTAGTCATCATCACCTCTGTTGGTTATGCTTATGTCAACTTGTGGAATGTCCTGAGCAGTGGTACTTTGACGAGTACCGTCTTCAAACACGATTTCTTTAACGCCAGTAATATCAGCACCGCCCTCTTCAAGGATATCAGCTATCTTGCCTTCAAGGTCAGCATAGATAGTCATTGGACCTGAAGTGCCGCCAAAGTATCCACTACCTGTTGGGTCCCCTGTGTTTTGTCCAGTGCCATATGGTGCTGCTATTAATAAATGCTCTCGGCTTGGTAGACGATCAGCAACATCACGTACAATTAATATGCCGCCACCAAATGTGTCGTTTTCTGTCCAGCGTTCTACATAAACCTCAACTTCGTCATAGTAATAGTTACCAATGTTGCCAATGCCTGTTCCATCTAATGGTAGTTGAGCAACTACAGCAATGTCAGCGTCATCATCATTCCAGGAGTTAGCATATCCGCCCCATACGAACTTGTCTCCTGCAACTGTTAGATTATTACCATACCAGTCATTATAGCCGGTATACATACCATTGTTGCTCCATAGCAAACGTTGGAATAGGTGATTACCATCTTTATCAAATTTAGCTATCTGTATATTGTTGTTATAGCCTACCCGATCAGAGTCAGTATCATTTGATTCATAACTTATTGAGACGATAATATTTTCATCATCATCCATAGCAATACTAATTGTGTCAAAGTAGTAGTTGTAGTAGTTGAGTTGCGTCATCCATACAAAATTGCCATTGCTGTCTAACTTGATCACGTGCGGATCTTGACCAGATGCATAGAAGTTAGTGGTCATAACACCGTAGACATTCTTGTCTGTGTCAGTGGCTACACCCCATACTGTGCTGTCGCCTTCATGCCCGTCAACCGACTTGGCCCATTGACGCACACCTGCTGAGTTGTACTTGGCAATGAACGCTGTTTGGGCATACCCGCCCCAATTAGTAGTCTCGCTTCCTAGATTTAAGTTTTCACTACGCCCGCCAACAACGATGTTATCGTCCATGTCAATAGCCACTGAATCAATACTGTCGTAGCCACCTTCGCCTCCTACCGACACATGCCAGGCTGGTGTCCAGATAAATCCATCACCGTCTGTGTAGTGCCATATATTATATGTGCCAGCCTGTGTAAAGTCAGTACCAGTGCTTACATCTAGTTTAATGGTTACAGCCTGACCTAGACCAGTTGAAGTTATTGTATCAATGACACCTTGGCCTATTACCCCGGTGACAGTGATAATAATATCATTAACGCTGTCAACGCCGCCTAATAGGCTACCAAGAACTTTTAGAGTGTCACCAATTGAATAATTTATACCACCGTTAGTTCTAGATAAGGTATATTCCCGAGTTGTTGGATTGGCAATAACGTTAAATCTAGAAGAAGCACCCACTAGTGTCTCACCAGCTATTGCATTGTATGTGCCCCATTCACTATACCCAGTAGGATCCCAAGTATCAGCCACCGCAGTTAAAATACCACCATTGATATCAACGGTTAGTACTTTAATTGTCAAATCATTGAGTACATCAGAACCGCTAATCAATGTTCCTAATACTTTAATATAGTTACCCACTTTGTAGCTAGTGCCAGCAAAGCTAGGTGTCATTGTTGCTTCAATAGACCAACCAGATGTTATAACAATCTCAAACTTAGCACCAGACCCTACTGTACTGGTAACAGTTGGTGCTACGTTGGCGTATTTGTTAACATACTGAATAGCAGCGTTATTAATGTACCAATCGCCATTGCCGGCTGGATATTCAATATCTGTATTATTCCCTGCACGATCAAACACTGCTTTATTAATTACCAATACGCCTGTGCTACTACCAGGTAATCCTCCAATATTGGCAGTTACATTCGCAAACTTATCATAGTTGTTATTGATATAACCAACTACCACAGGTGATCCATCACTCTTTAGAGCCAGAGCCAATGGACTCATATCTGCACCACTGTTGATGCTTCCTGAAGGTTGAGCAACACTAGGTTGGACATGTAGCACTGATTTTAGTGTACCACTACCAGCATCTAAAGTAAAGAGATTAAAGCCTTCTGCCCCATCGTAATTATTTAGACTATCTTCGTGGTCCATGCCTAATGCTATGATAGTGTTATTAGCAGTGTGGTGGGCCACAGAAACCATATCTGCGCCCCATTGGTCAAGATTATTGCCCGCAGTCCATACAATAGCACCTTCGCTGTCTATTTTCCAAACGAGTGGTATTTGTACGCCACTGTCACCGTCATTCCAATTGTCGTATGTATACCAACCACCTGCTGCATAGATGTTGCCATCTGCGTCGCTGGTGATACCGTTGATATAGGTATCTCCCTCTGTGCTATTACCTTCATTACCGTCTAGGTCAAATTTACCAATGCTGGTAATGTGTCCTTTATGTTTACGACTCAATGCTAGACCACCATTCTCTGGTAGGTGTAGGCTAGGGCCATCTAGGGTCATGGTTTTAACCCGTGACATATTGATGTAAGCTAGTTCATGAGTATCGGTATTTTCTTCAAAGTATACATCACCTGTTGTGACCACAATATCAGCTACGTTATTACTTAGGTCATTAAGATAATGATCGTCATCTGTTGCCACAGACATGTTAAAGATTTTAAATTTGTCATCTTTATATACCCAACCATCTTTGACAAAATCTGTACCTGATTTGTCTAACTGGGCCAAGAACGGCATATTATACCAGTTTTGGTTACCTAGTGTGTAATCAGTGGTTTCAAAGTATCCACCACCTACTAGAATGTAGTCATCGTTAACTGCCACTGTTTGTCCGACACCAATTAACTCACCATCATAACCCGCACCACCGCCAGCATACACCTCAGACTGTTCGCGAATCAATGATTTGCCCCAGATTTTTCTACCTGACGCATTAAACTTGGTTATTACTGTAGCAAATGTAACATTATCATTGGATTGTTGGTTAACTTGACGATAGTTAAATAATGTGCTGGTCAAATAAACATTGTTGCTTGAATCACAGATCAGTGAGCTTGATCCTTGTAAGTAGAAAGAATAGCTAATGACCTTGGCCCACTTCCAATCACCTGTGCTACTGATCTTGTGAATGGCAGCTATTGTCCAATCTGTACAATAAACGCCAGTTAGGTTAAAGTAAAAGTCATCATTGCTATCCACGCAGATATCACTGCTGTATAAGTCACCGTCGACCCATGCATTACCAACGTTCCACTCTTCAGACTGTAGTTCAGCATTGATCACTCGTTTTTGCCAAATAACATCACCGTTGCTGCCGTCAAGTTTAAACACTGCTATAAATTGGCCTGGTCCATAGCTAGATCCTGCAACACCGATATTTCCCATGCTATCAACGGCAATGCCACTGGCTGCGTCATCGCAACCATCGCTGTCATATTGTCGTTGCCAAACAGGCATACCTGTATCACCATGAAATTTACCGACCCAGAAATCATACCCACCTGGACCACTAGTGGTTGTTGTTCCTGCAATGATCACGTTGTTCTGTGGATCAACGTCAACACATAAAGCGACATCATCACTGGCAGCGTCAGTGTCTGCTAGATATTTTTGCCACATAAACGTGCCGTCTACGCCGGAAACTTTAACTAATACGGTATCAGTTGAAGGTGCATCAAACTCTGCCATGACAAAAATAACATCATCGTTGTTGTCTACAATCATGCTCCAACCAAAAGCATAGTATTCGTAGTAGTAGTTGCTAAACATAACTTGGCCGTTAGGATCAGTTTTAGTTAGAGCCATTCCTGAAGTGCCGCTAGGGCCGCCTAGGCCTGGTCCACCATACACAATACTACTAAATGTGTTGCCCATGCTGTCATAGGCCACTGAAGTTGTCCATGCTGAAGTTGGTTGTAGACTATCAGTGGCATTGGTAGTCATAACCCAATTAGAGCGGTCTCCCATCCCTGAACTAATACTAACAACTTCATCACCGTGGATGGTGTTGTCAGTGACTTTAAGATTACCTGTCACCGCATATTTTAGGTCTTTCCAACGAGTTGTGCCGTCACCCAGCTTCATTGCACGGGAATCTGTTTCAAACCCTGTTTCACCTTGTGCCAGGATCGGATTAGATTCTAACCAATTTGCTGATGTGTCTCGTCTTAATTTAATTCTGGTTGCCATTTAGTTTGCTCCAATAATATTTGTTACACCACCTTCAAGGGTGTTGTCTATAGATGAATTGTATGGGGAAGAATCTCCACCATCAAAAAAGGGTTGAGCTTGTCCAGTAAGGATAGCTTGCGCACCACTCCAACGATTACCCATCCATATGTATGTTGAACCGTTGGTTGCCAAAAAGTCGTCCCCTAATTTAGGGGCAGTGGGAAATGTTATGCTCATGATGTTATTTATTAAGTTAATGTATTTACGCCCAACTGTCAGCGAATCCACCATCTATCACAGTAATTGGACTTTGTCCGTCTACCTTTAGTCCTTCATCTGTTAAACTAACTGCACGACCACTCATGTAAATTGTACTAGATTTAACATACAAACTATTCCATTGATTAGTGATACTACCTAGATTGTAAGTCAAATCTTCATCTGGTATTATATTTCCTGCAAATTTTATATCAGATTGTAGGTAATCTGCTGAACTTATAGTCTGTTCATCTATGGTTAAACCACTTAGATAAGTGCTGACAGGTGCTACTATTGGAGGATTAGCATCAATCCAGGTATTGTTAAATTTAATATAAGTGCGACCGTCTACCAGGTTGTACCACTGATGTCCTTCTTTGGCCCAAGCCCCTGGTGCTGTTGTGCTAACTGCGGCACGAATTAAACTGTTGCCATTGCGATCAACAATATCTCCTGGTGGCAAGTCTAGATTTCCTTGACCACTAAGGTTAAACGAGTCATTGACAAAATTGCCCTCACGATCAACACTCCAAGTGCTTGCTCGCGCGGACGCAGCACCGTCTGTGTTAGCTACAACAACACTAAGGAATACACCAGCAGAATCAGCACCTACTATTGCTTCAACCGTGTCGCCGGCCTGTATCTCACTGTAATCACCACCACCATCAATGTTGGCAAAAATGACAGGATTAGCCCATCCTACATCAGCACCTAGATCACTGATCATTGCAATGTAATCGCTAGCCTGTGATAGTATTCTACCGCCATATGGAAGTGTTAAACTACCAGATGGACTGAAACGCCAAATCTCAGAAGCACCTGCACCAATCTCTACACCAAGACCGTTACCTGTGCTAGGCAATTTAACATAATTACCATCATCACCAAAGAATAAATCTGTAGCATTTGTATCAGCGGCATTAATATGAAAGTGACTAGCTAATCCAGGTCTTTCAATATCAACTCCAAAGTTGACCCTGCCGCGATTAGTAATCATGCTGATACCGTTAGGACTGCTAATAATACCTTCTGAAGGTAATGTTAACGTACCATCTGCTCCTAACAATATACTGTAATTTCCGTTGACTAATCTATCTGTAATATTGATATTTGCTAATACACTATTTCCTAGACTATCAATGATGTCCCCACCTACTGGTAGTTGAATACGACCGTCAGCAGTAAATGTTAAATCATGTATCTTAATATCCGTAGAGTCATATGAGACTGTGGTGATACTAGTGCCCTCTACTACTAGACCATCTAAATAGGTACTGGCATGAGGAACTACTGGTGGATTAGAATCAACCCACTGATCATTGTACATAACATAGGTACGTCCGTCTTCAGGATTGTACCACAAGCGTCCTAAATTAGCTGTAGGGGTGGGCGCGGTTGCACTGAACATAACAGCACCTTGCCATGCTGTATATTGTGTAGTGGCATCGGGGAATCTTAAACCACCTTCATAACCAAATTGCCAACTGTGAGCAGATTGTCCAGTCCCGTCCACATTGGTGCTGATAACAACATCAATGCCAACACTGAGTTCTGTAAGTATATTGCCATTGTGTGGATCGCCAGGGCCGCGGTCGTCCAAGCTGTGTATGAAAACATGTCTGTTGTGAGAACTAATGCGTCCCCAGTTGTAGCCTTCAAAGTTGAAATCTATACGACCATCACCGCCAAGATTGCCATCTGGCATTCTTAATACACCATCAGTGCCAAAACGCCAATAATGTTGGCTACCAATCTCTGACGAGGAAATTTCAACTCCACCGTCACTTGGCAGTTTCACATAGTTATTGTCATCACCTAAGAATAAATCAACATCCTGCTGACCCGATTTCATTATGTGGAAATGATTTACATTGAGGCAGTCTGCTTGGTTGCCTAGGAATATACTGCCACGGGCTGTGGTTATTGGGATACCGAAATCTGCGTCATTGGAACCTATAGTAGAACCATTAGGTAATGTTAAAACACCATCCGCGCCAAACTGCCAAACACCACCCATTGCTTCGGGTTTAGAAAAACTATAACCTAGTGGGCTTGTACCAGCAGTATCCATTGGGATGCTACAGGTTATAGATACATTACTATCATGGATAACGCCAGTTATAGTTGCTGTATTACCGTTGCTGACATCAGTTATGATATCACCGACCGCCACATAGTATAGTCGGGGATACACACCAAAGCTAAAATGCATCTCTGTAATAGTGTTGTCAGTATTTTGGAACTCAAATGCCATTGCCCCTTCAAAATAGTAAGCACTGCTTTTAACACACACAGACCCATCAATATTCACTTTGACAAACTTGTTGTCATTACCAAGTACTATTTCAGTACGATTCAAGTCGCCCGAAGCAAGGTGTATGTGTTGTGACTCTGGATTGAATGCTGTGTTGTATATGGTTAAATTATTCCACGGATTGAAAACATTATTTGGTGTCAGTACTATGGTTCCAGGTGAATCACCGCCTTCAGTAACCCTTGCTATTTCAGTAATAGTTCCACCCTGTGGCAATGTCAAGTTACCATAGTTGCCAAATTGCCAGTTATAATTATTACCGTTACCAATTACTACATCCTCAGTTCCACGTGGTAATTTAACAAAGTTTGCATCACTACCAAAGAATAGATCAGTAGCAGCAGAATCTGCCGCCATGATGTGGAAGTGATGCGCCGAAGTTATCTGAACTTCAGGTTGATTACCAAACAGTACTGTACCCCGTGCTGTAGTCATAGTAATACCGTTAGTACTATCACTACCTCCAATTAGTTGTCCACCTGGCAATACCAGAGTACCATCTGTGTCAAAGGTCCAGGTAGGTTGCCCGACTCCAAATGTGGCAGTACCATGGGTAAATCCAGGGAATCCAGTATATACATCTTGATTAACAGTGAATATCCATTTGGCGTACTCTACATCATGTTCAATGTATAAGATATTAGCAGTTACTTGTGTACCCCATGACACAGTTATAGTAGAACCTATTGAAACATCATTACCAATGTTAGGATATACCATATCATCAATGAACAACCGCCATGATCCACCAGCACCACCAGTATCAGCAGCATATACATCAACATTAGGTACCAATAGAGTACCAGGTGTTATATAAATGCTATTGTTGTTTTTAATAGTGTTATCAGGGAAGGTAGTCGTACCATCTGCACCTAAGGTCCATTGGTAAATACCAGTAGCTCCAGCTTGGAAAACTAAGTTGGTAGTACTACGAAGAATAGTATCAATTTTATCTAATGGTTTTAAGTCTATAACACCATTAATTTGCAAATTACCCATTGTAATACCAGAAGCAGTGGTACTAATTGTATTATTACCTATGTTGATGGAATTACCAGATAACCATAAATCACGGAAACGAGCATCAGGTGATCCAAGATCATACATTAGACTAGAAATTGGTAATATGTGTCCAGGTACAGTTAAATTACCATATGATTCTAGTATAACGCTAACATTACCAGTGACCAATCTGTCTTTAGCATCATTAACCCAACCAGTATCGTAATCATCACTACTTAGTTTGGTTAATACTTGCCCTTCTGCTCCACCAGTTGCTATACCTCGTCCGACAGCTCCTGTATTTCCAATAGCACCAGGCGCACCAGTAATACCTATATTACCTTGTATACCGGTAGCTCCAGTAGCCCCAATGTTTCCAGTAACGCCTCTAGGACCAACATTTCCTACATCTCCCTGAGGACCAACAATAAGTCCAATGTCATTCCATAAACTGGTACTTACATTCCAAAACCACAAGCTACCATTTAAATGAGTTCCACCATCACCAGTAGTTACAATCCATCCGTCACCTGGGTTGCCTGTTATTAATAACAATGATGCAATAGTTGGTTTTGTTCCTTGAAGTGTTACACTGACCCCTTGACTTCCAGTGAATCCTCTAGGACCAACATTTCCTTCTATACCAGTAGCCCCTGTTATACCAACGTTGCCTTGTATACCAGTTGCACCAACTGCACCAGTATCACCTTTAAGACCAGTAGCTCCAACATTTCCAGTAAATCCAGTTGATCCAACATGACCAGCCGTACCAGTAGCTCCTGTTGACCCCAATAGACCAGTAGCACCAGTAATGCCTATATTACCTTGTATACCAGTGGCTCCAGTGGCCCCTCTAAGACCGATATTACCTTGAATGCCTGTAGCACCAGTAGAACCAACGTTTCCTTGTATACCAGTAGCACCAGTAGAACCAACATTTCCTTGAATGCCTGTTGCACCTGTAGAACCAACATTTCCTTGAATGCCTGTTGCACCTGTAGAACCAACATTTCCTTGAATGCCTGTTGCACCTGTAGAACCAACATTTCCTTGAATGCCGGTAGGACCAACATTACCTTGTATCCCTGTAGCGCCCCGACTACCAACTCCACTAATTAATGTACCACCAGGTGTTGCACCGTCATGAACTCGCAAAGTCTTCAGACCAGTATCAATTGTAACTTCGCCCAATGGGCCAATATAATTACTACTTACTGAAGTATTTCCACGTTTTAATAAAATATTCTTGGTGTTTGAAATAGTCATATTGTTCCTGCATCTATTACATTTTCAATTAATACTGGAGGTATAGTAGCAGTTTCATAATATGCTGGTAATACTTCTAAATCAAGTGGTACACCATAATTATCGTCAATATAGACTGGTGATTCTTCATTATCACTAACTCGTATTGTTTTAAATGTCAATTTATAAAATCTTTGTTCTAAACTATTAGCAATTACACCACTTATGACGAATGACCCTTGTCCCAGTGAAATATTTGACATAATTACTGGAAAGCTGCATGAAGTTACTTTATTAAAGGGATCTTGTATGCCAGCTTGCATGAGGTAACCAGTAAAATTAACGGCTTTTTGATCTTGATTTTTAATTACCACTTGTATAGGATTATCTATACCCTGATAAATTTTAATGGGTCTGCTGTACACTTGTCTGTTCCTTACGTTAAATATAGTGGTGTCCAGAATCTGAACCACTATTTTATTACTGTATAAATATGTTTGGATGGCCTGCATATTGGGTCTCTTATAACATATTTATAAAATCGCGTGGAAGAAATCAAACAGTTGTTAACTAGATACCCATTTATAACCTATATCACCTACGGTGGTAATGATTACATTGGGATTATACAAAATGCAGACGAACAAATAACAACTATCTATGATTTTGGTACATTAAAAGATGCTGACCAAAAAACTAGGTTCTTGGAATTGGGTGAGCAATGGTGGTGGGAATGCCAACGCACTATACCAATCAATTTGTTTCTTAAACAAGATTGGGCTGAATTTAAATTCAGCGTTAAATCAATGAATAGTAGAGATGTAGAAATAAAAATGGGACCCCAAACTTCTTTAAAAGAATTGGCGTCCCGTAGATCAAAAAGAAGATCAATAATACTAGTTAGAAAAGTTGATTAACCTCTTCATTAATAAGATTCATATGTACTGCTACTAAATGTGAATACGAAATACTATGAGACATTTTGAATGAATAACTCTCATCTGTCTTCTCCCATACTGTCTTCGCTACTTCATTCCACGACAATCCTATTAAATGCCTCTTCGCAGGTCTAATAACTGCTAAAAACATCGCCAATCTAGCAATAGTATTAACTGCTTCAGGCATTCGTAATAGAATATCATAATGATTACCAATATGAATCAATCTAGAACAAAACTCTTTCTCATATAGTCTATGCCAAGGTGGTTCTTGATCCATTAATTCAGTTAAATGCTTCTCATCTCTAACTTGAGAATATAATCCAACATTAAGAAAATCTAACTTAATGTATCCACGGTCCTCTGCATCATGATAATCTATTGTAGCTCTATTGTTAATTGGGTCATGCGGAATCTCAGTAACATATATTCCTGTATTATGGGATATTTTATTACCATCCTTGATAATACTAGCACCAATATGTTTTATTACATTTAAAACTTGTTGGCGGTCAGGAAAATCAATGTCTACATCACTGTTGAAATTCATAGTCCTGCCGCCCTCAATATTGATTTAGCCCATTCTACATCATGAGGATTTTCTTTGAATCGGTTATACCAATGATCAGGATCAATCCAAGGCATTATTATTGCAATTTGTTCTTGATTAAGTTTACTAAGAAACTCAATTCCCGATTCACAGTTATACACAATCCAAGAACTAATTCTACCAGTTGATATGCGATGGCATATCCCATTAGGACCAGCATACCTAAAATAATCAACATAACCATTTTTAAGTTCGGGGTGTAGTTCAGCATAATCATTCATTTCCTTTAAGGCTCGTTCTAGTGCATCTTGCACTGATTCTTTTTTGGCATAATCTCTTAGCCATTCTTCATAAAACCTGTCATGACACCATTGGTCTAGTTTTTTGTTGTTCTTTAATAACCAGGTTGTATATGATATGAAATTGGTACATTTAATATCAACACAATGTCTACCATATTTAACAAACGCAATATAATATGAACTACTGGCAAAGTCTTGGTATGTTTTATTTTTACTAGAACCTTGAGTAACTTCATAGAATTTCATGTAGGCTTGCATTCCCCATTGAACACCAATTTCTTTCTCTTGTTGAGCCCTACGCTTTTTCTCACACATATGTGAAATTAAGGTAGTTTCTTTAGTGAAAGATTTATTGCAGTGTCGGCAGGTATATGCTTGTTCAGCTTTCGTCATATTACTCTTTTGCCACTCCGCAATAATTTGGTTGATCATAGTTCCGCTTTTATTTGTTTATCATCATATCCAAGATCCCGTGCTAGTTCGTTGAGGTCTGCTAACGTATTCAACTGGGCCATCAATTCAACATCAGCTTTTTTCATAGTAGGATATACCTTAGATAAAAATTTATGGATTTTATTAATTCCTGGTTGCTTCTTTACTGAACTAAGCCAATAATGATTCTGTGGACCTAATTCTGGACTTACTGTAGTGCAAGCCAACCATTGTAATTTTGGATGTTTACCTAAATCAAAAAAGTTCATATTGACACGTTCATTATGTGCCCGCAAATACCATGCTTGCATGTCATAACTACCATTTACATTTCCACCATATTTGAGCATAAGAAAAGTACTAAACTTTTTACGTTCTTCGTCGGTGAGTTCATCATAAAATCCACGGTCTTTCATATCAAAGGCCCGCATTTCACTTCGTATCGTTAACTTATCGCTCATATATTTTACCAGGCTTTACTGAAGTCCACTACTTCACTCACTCGGCTTATTTCCTTTACAAAAAATACACATAATGGTTTGTCTGTTCCAGATTCTACAGGAACTGCAAGCATTTGTCCAGGCTTTAATTTTGGAAAATACCACTTTACATCTTGATATATATCAACTATCTCCAATAAGGCAAATTCAGGCCTGAAACTACTAATAGGATTAAAACAAAATGCACTAAACCCTCTATCATTAATACTGGTCAAAGGAACTACTTCTAAATCTCCAGCATCAGGTTCACCAATTAAAATTTGCCAATCAACCGGCATCTTTAATGTCCAATTTCCAATCTTTAATACTAATGCAGGACTGTTAAAACTCTCCAAGAAAATAAGAGGGATATAAAAATAATCTGGATTTTTTGGGTCTGAATTATCTAATACACAAAAACGAATATCATCAATTTCGTCTGGTATGTCTGTCATGTCATACGCTTTGTTTGTTTCTAAATTTAATATTCGCACAATTTTCCTTTTGTTATTTTATGTAATTTATTTTCTGAACATTAAATTCATAATTTGCTTCTTTGTAAAACTCTTTACGCTTTGTAAGATGCCTTTTGGCAAACTTACAGGTACTGGTAATATCATAAATCTCTACATGATCTTTGTCATGCCCAACTCGCAACCCTCGCCCAATACTTTGAATAACTCGGACAAAACTCTTTCCAGGTTCAATAAGAATAAGATTGTGAATCCTTACAATGTTAATGCCTACTGCTGCAATTCCATATGTTGCAATTAATACCCGGTTATCATTGTCTGCAATTTCATCAAATTCTGATCGTCGGTCAGTTAACTTAGTAGCACCACTGATAAACACACTATCAGGAATAAGATCAGCTAATATCTTTCCAGGCTCAACACGATCCATCAACACCAATGTATTACCAGTATCCTTGATCTGATCAATCATACTGGCAATATGCTTTAATCGGTCTTCATTGGTTAATAGGTATTTAAGCTCACTTGGATAATCCTTGAATTCAACATGATCTACTAATTGACAAATGTTAATTTTGCAATTAGCCAATACACCAATGTCTTGTAATTGACTTGCACCTAAATATCCAACTACTGGCCCTAAGGTACAAGTCAATGTTAATGCAGCATGTTGTTCTTTAGGAATAGTTCCAGTAAGACCCCATCGTAATGGAATCTTTGCCATAGCACCAGTCAATAAAGTTTGTAATGCTGAGGCTTTACATGAATGTGCTTCGTCAACAATTACGCAAACTACATCCTCAATAAATTCACCAATACTTATCGTATCACCTTCACCACTTTTGGTATTCTTTAGAATTACATTCAAACTTTGCCAAGTACAAATAGTATGAGTACGACCAATTTCTTTTCTATCACCAAAGTATACACCTACATCTAATCCAAGGTTACGATAATCAGATTCAGTTTGTACTACTAGTGTTTTGTTTGGTACAATAACAATTGACCTACCATGTTTCTGTACACTGTAACTCATTGCTGCCGTAATTAAAGTTTTACCTGATCCCGTTGCCAAGACATTGATACATTGTGGAGTAGACAAAAATTGATTAACTGCCGCTACTTGATAATCTCGTAACACAATCGGCTTACCTTCTGCCGCATGTTTTACAGGCCAATTTATATGAGAAAAAGAATCCTCAGTGATTGAATCAAACTCAAATTGAGTAACATAGTCTCTGGTATCTTCAATTTCAATATCATATCCTGCTGATTCAAGCATTGGCAGAATCTGAGGCAATAGATTGATATAAGTTGATCCGCTTAGCTGAACGAATGAGACCTTTCCATCCCATCGACCTAGCCTAACTGCAGGAAGATACCGGGCACCAGGCACATCAAATTTAAACTTAGCAACTAATTTCTTCCGGGTATCTAAATCAAGACCCTTGATCTTTACATTAGTTTCATCCGCAATTTCTAAAACACAAGTTGGCATATTGTTTAAATTTCTGTTAGTCTTGATTATACACTATTTTTGAATAATATACAACCTTGGTTGCACATTGAACTATGTGTCTTTTCTTAGCACCCCACATCATTGTGCTGGTAGCTATCAATAAAGGAATTTTAATTTCCCATTTTAAATTCCATTGAGTAAGATATACACACTTGATATCAGGTAGTACCGGATTAAAGTTTTCATAGCTTGATACAATCTTAATTGTATTTGGTGAAAACAGAGTATTTAATTTTTCTAATGTTCCTGATCCTGGAATAGCATCAAATACATACACCGGCCATCTATTTACTAATTCAGCATACTTAAAAACATATAGTAGTTCATCTCCTGTCACTGTAGTAATATTAAGTTCCCGTCCAAGAAGTAAGTCATCAACAGTTTTAATATTGCTAGATACTGTATTGATTAGTGATTGCTCTGTTGTATATCCAAGCACTGCGGCATGATCTACTAGTGTTAATAGATTATCAAGTTCAAATCCACCCAATGATGTGTTGATATATTCAACTAAACTTGCAGAGGCATTGTCTATACTTAATGAACCATTTCTATTTTGTAACCTAATTGCATAGCCTGACAGGTCACATTTAGTAATTTCTTCCATCAAGGAATTGAAATCATCACTAATTTCAAATGAGCGTTCATTGGCAAAATCTTCTACCCAATACAGATTAGGTTCTGTTATTGCTATTTCCCACTGCCTGGATGTTTTGTTGAACTCCACTTTACCAGGACTATTTTGTGAATAAGTAGAAATTTGATCAACAACCGATGGCGAAAAAGGAAATTTTACAATGATACGATTGTTTATAATTTCAACTGTTTTATTTCTATTCACTACCCTTAAAGGTAATCTATATACCGGATTAGTGATATGATGAGCAGTATCAATACCAAGTTTAAGTAATTGGCGATGGTATTTTGATAGCATCGTCATTGCCAATTCAGCCTGACGGTCCGTAAATGCTGTACCTTGCATTGTTTGGTTAGCTAGACTGTATAATATAGTGGTATCATACCTTGCCAACCTGACAGGTGGAGTGCCAGCTAGGTATACTTTCCCAGATATGAACTCCAAGTAGTCTTCAACAAATGCTAATATTTTTAGTTTCATGTTTGGTTATACCAAAAAAAATACTCGGACTGAGCCGAGTATTTGTGATCAGTTACATAGTTTACTTATATGTCTTATCAAGATGAATGCCAGCTAGACCAGAAATGATCTGAAATTGTTCCCATGCTTTCTTAGCAGAAGGATTTCGTTCTAGCTCACTATCCGGCAAGCAAGTCTCTAACCAAAATTCAGGCCGTCGTTGAGGATATGCCCCAAACTTTCGTGGTTGATGAAACTTACCGTCATCCCACAATTGCATTGTAATAGCTCGGAACTTAGCTTCATCCTTGTCTGTATATCCAGCCCATTCAGGATTAGAACCACTAAATGCCATACGCAGTCCGGCATTTGAAGTGTCAACTTCGTATCCTCCACCACCATATCCTAACCAAATGAGAGTCCATTGGTTATCAATGTGCGGATCAAAATCAGTCCGACCGATTACGACAAGAACATCATCAATGTCTACTCGTCCTTCAACAATATCAAGGACACAGCGTGAAAAAGATAATCCTACTTTAGCCATTTATATCTCCTAGTATGTTTTCCAACAATTATGGGTGTAATCCCAATGACGAGCGTCATATATTTGAGCAGAAATTAAATACCCAAATAATGCAATTTCAATTTTCGGTCCAGCATGATCAGACCCTGTCCATTCTAGTTCAATTGCTACTTTAAAGAAAAGGCTTCCAAAACGATATGCTTCTATTTCCCAGGCCTTATTCTTGATAAGATTACCAGAGAAACCAAAGATATGTTTAAAATTATTGTACTTTACAAAAGGGTTTTTGATTTCTAATTTAAAAAGAATCATCTCGTTCATATCTTTCAATTGCTACAACTAATGCTTGTTCAACTAGTTGGTTGAATGTAATGTCTCGCTCATGGGCGATCTTCATCAACATAAAAAGTTCGTCATCTGGGAGTTCAATCGGTACACTAACATTGGTACTGTAGTCTTCTCCATTAACAATGGCTGATGCTTTCTCTAGAAAATCATCAGGGACCTCAAGTGTGGTATAATTGACCCCTTCCCAGGCCTCTTCAGTTGATGAAGTAGATCCGAAATCAGTGAACGAAATATTCCGTTGCTTTGCTTCAGTACGATAAAACTCAATAAAGTCTGGATTGATCCACCGATATGCACGATTGCGGGTGTAATCACATGCTGACATTTCGTATACGGTTTGTGTGACGGTATCAAAAACCACACTAATATTGTGTCCTTCTTGATTGCCATCCCATGAGTCAAGTGTATATGCATTGCTACCATAGCAATTCCATCCGAAAGCTGATCCTTCGGTGATACGATAATTAACTGTTTCGCAAAAGTCTTTGAGAGTAATCATTTTTCTTCCTTTGAAAGTTTACACATTAGCATGAAGTGTTCATACGAACTACGCACTGCTGGATTAGATAATAACACATTTGCCTCATCTTGTAAAGCCTTTACTGCTGCTTCTGATGCCTCATATGCACTAGGCCATAGAAGATGATGGTTTTCTTCTCCGAACGCTTTTGATAAGGCATTCCAAGCTTTAAGTTGAGCAGTAGTTAATGGAGTCTTACTAGGCCTAATGTCAGTAGCTTTAACAATAACTGTTGCAATTGCTTCCCTGGCAAATACACCAGCAGCAATCATTGGAGCAAATTCTGGTTCAATATTGAACAGCCGACTTTGACCCTTAGGCATACAAACTACCAAGTGTGCTCCTTCACGAAAACTGTGACTGTAATCGCTATCGTACTCACTGATAGCAATATAATTGCGACCAACTTTTCGGTAAAAAACTTCTTTAGTCATCATGCGGCCTTGTTTAAAAGTGCCAGCAATTTTCGGTGGCGTACATTCTGTTCTTTACGATCAATTTTTGAAATACTAACAAGACCCAACATACTCAGATATTGTCTTGACCAAAGGACTCCAGCAAGAAAGGATTCAACTTGGGAAAGCTCACCTGCAAACAATTCAGCATCCCTAGTATAATTTGGCAACGCCTCATCATTTGGATAAAGTGATAATGCATCTGACGATCCAATTCTAGTAGGGCCAAACTTAAATCCTAACGCTTTTGCATTTTCTGCTGCACGATTCAATCTTAAAATGGTGTTATATCCTATAGTCATAATTGATCTTATTAGATAGGGTCTTATTGACAATGCCCCTGAAATTAAACTTCTTTCATGCAAGTGGCGCGAGCCATTGCTTCCCAACGATTCGGGAAGCTCTTGCGCAGATCGGCCAACTTAGTTGCCATACGCAGGCTCATTTCACGCAACTTGTACTTGTTGGCATCCATGAATGCAATAAGCTCTTCTTGCGCACCTTCTTCAAATTCATAGTCAGCAAACAATTCACCATCACGGGCAATTTGCTTGATACGCAAGATTTTGTCACGCATGGTATCCAGAGTCAAGTCCAGATAGTGACAACGAGATTGCAAAGCATCCAAGTGATCCTTAAGCTTCTGGCTCTTCATTCCCGAAAACTTCAGATTCGTGATGAAGATAACTGAGCCCTTGAAATCAAAACTATCAGGGACACCGTCACGGCGAAGAGCATGACTGTCAGACAACCAAGAAATCTTCCGCTTCTTGCCAGAGTCAAGTGCGCCCTTCAACAGATTCAGGCTAACATCATCAGTCAGAATAGAATCACAGTCATCAAATACCAGGACACTATTGGCATCCGAATACTTATACAGTGTCATGTACAGTCCGAGAGCAGTAGCACTGCCCTTGACAACTTCAGCACGAAGACGCTTTCCTGCCAATTGGTCAAACAATGTAGCCTTGCCAACTTCATCTTCAATGATGTAGCTTTTGCCAACGCCTGGGGGACCTGAAACAATCATTGCACGAATCTCACCAGAGATTGCCGCTTTGGTCATATCAGTCAGAATAGCAAAACGCTCGGCAATTTCAACCATACGCTCTTCATCATTTTGCATAGATGGAACTTCCATATATTCAGCAGCAGAAGTAGAAGTATTCGGCACAGTCAAATCACTTTCGCTAGCAAATTCATAAGCAGCAGGACCTGTCACTTTGATACGGACCTCATCAGTATAACCAGGGAAGTTGCCACCATTCTTGACAGTGACATGCCCACCCTTTGCCGTTTTACGATATTGTTCAACCAGGGCGAAGACCATGCCAGCAGCGTTGATGCCACGATATGCGCCAGTCTTGATACGAATGAAAGCGTTGCTAGACATAATTTGTTCCAATGTGTCAGTGTGTAAGAAGATATTATAGCACCTAGTAGTGGTGCTGTCAAGCAAAGACCTTACTGCTTGAAGGGTTTCTGCTTAGCTTCAACAGCAACAGCTTTGCCGCTGTACGCCTTGCCCGAGTAGTGGATCAGGCCAGTGGCAGTCTTGACAATCTTGCCGCCAGTGGAGGAAATGGTTTGGTTTTGCTTGGTCATTTGTCGGTCCTTTTAGTAAGAATCAAAGCCCAGATTGTGCATCGCAGCACGAAATGGTTCGGGTTCGCCTTCATCAGCGAACAGATAAATTGAACCACGGAGGTAATTTGAACATTCAGTTTCAAAAACCTTGAAAGCATCAGAAATGTCGCTCAAAGTTTCAACCCGCAGAATGAAGTCATTGATTGTGTTAAGCATTTCAAACCCCTTGTTAATCACTGTAAGAACACATTATAGCAGCAAATAATACCCTTGTCAACCGTGTGGTTATTAGCTGTTGCTGAAAAACAACAATCAGTTTACACAGTTTAAGTGTGTTCCCTGAACAATTCTTTGCGTTTTTCTTCGCCCCACTGGGCATCCAGAATTAATTTGGCCTTGTTCATCATACCAAAACACAACAGCATCATTTCAGTTGTGTCATTGCACATCATTATTTGGCGTTCAATTGGTAACATTAATTCCTGAAGTCTAATTTCAATTGGTAGCATCAGAGTTAACCAATTGATTGTTGATGTCGCCATTCACGCCGAAGCCACCAACGATATTTTTGAAAATATTCAGTCACATTGTAAGTTGGATTGGGGATTCCCCAGGCCTCAACTTCAGCAAGATGCTCATACCAAATTTGTTGAACCCAAAACCTAAAATTCATGATGTTTCTCTTTACTTAGCCATTGCTAAATGTTTGCAGGTCCTACGGAATCCAAATCCTGTGCAAGTACATTGGTATTTACCACCACTGACAGTTACAATATATTCACTGCCTGGCTTGCTACCCGGAATCTTGATCTGCCGCACACTTGACTCAACTGGCTTGCTATCAGCACCATCAATAGAAACGATATATTGCCTACGGATGCTACGGACTGGGAAGTTAGGATTACCAGTAGTGATACAGAGAACTTCCTCAGGATTTTCCCATTTGCCAGGCTTAACTTCAGTCCCTTCATACACAGTGAATTCAGGAACATCTATGAACCAAAGATGACGCTTATCCCATCTGTAATCACGGACTTGAACTTGCATGATATGCCTTTGTATTACTTACCATTGACCTTAGCTGAAATAATTCCACCTAGAATCACAACTGCTGCCCATGTTTCCATTGAATATGGAATTGCCAATGCTGGGAATAGCGCATTCAATGCCCAGATGGTCAGCAGTGGCCCAATTGCGATTAAAAATACAAAAAATGCGATCCAAAAAATAAACTTCATGATTTTTCCTTAAACAGAAAGAGCGTACGGTTGATTCCACTTGCCGATATTGACATCAACATACCAGCCCACATCAAAGTAATCAATGTGAGCATTACTATTGTCATGGTTACCTGCATTCATTTCAGCAAGAACTTCCTGCAGAAACTTTTTGGCCTTACCTGAGTAATGGCTACCATAATGGTAAGGATTAACTTGTTCGTAACCAGAAGTATTCGCCTGGCCGCAAGTTTCATTGCCGTTACCGATGAAATCAATGGCCCCAGACTTGATGGTCAGCACCAAAGTGGAATGATGACGGATGGAGAGTGATCCCTTGACCTTGTACTTGGCGCAGATGGCCTTGATCTTGGGGGCGATTTTGGTCTTGGTTGCTTGGTTCACATATGCCATGTCAAACTCCTTTTAATCACTGTAAGAACACATTATAGCACCGAATAATACCCTTGTCAACCGTATGGTTATTTCACATTGTGAAAATAATTGTAGGGCAGACCCTTTTTGTAGCAGAAGTATTCAGGATCATCTTCAGCATCAGCTTCCTGCAGCAACCAAGCAACGACCCGCTCACGATTGGTACCGGAGTGCATGAGATTGGTCACGCTGTCCTCAAACTTGAGGACTGCTGCAGCCTCGTCCTCAAGACGCCGGGTCTCGTCATCGCAGATCACTATCTCCAAGGCGTCAATTTCCTTGTTAAACTGGCTTTCAGTCCAGGATTCAGTGTTGTTACCGCGCGGGCGAAAGCCGTAAGCATCTTTGTACATATCTGAATAAATACTAGCAGCCTGCTCAAGCCCGGTCATGTCGTCCCAGCTTTTGAATTCGTTGCTCATTTCAAGCTCCTTGTTAATCACTGTAAGAATACATTATAGCACAGACCGATATCCGAGTCAACCGTGTGGTTATTTACTCAGAATGTCCATGAACCTACTGTTGATCAGGTCCATTTCATCCTGTTCAACATAAAAATCGCTGCTGGGATCATAGTACTGGCCCTCCATGTTGTCATAATACAACACTCGCCCACTAAAATTGAAGGGACCTTCAAGGCCTTTCCTAGGGCCGTACTTTGTACGCATTTCATCCATTTGGAACTTGTCTGCTATGACTTTGTAGCCCATCTTGAACTCCTGTTGCGTTAAAGTAAGTACATTATAACAACTTTTCAGGTGTTGTCAAGCCTTAATACGTGCCTGGATAAATTTTGTTGTAGGCATTGTAGAATTCTATCACCCAGTCCTCAACATCGAGGGTGTTGATACCAGTGCTTTCATGCAGTTCATTATACCAGCGATAGGCCGGGCGAACAAATCCGCCATTCAATTCCATCATATCGTGGATGATTCCCAGTTGGTATTCAGTGAATTTAAACATGGTAGAGTCCGTTGCGTTCATATTGATCTCCTAATCACCGTAAAAACACATTATAGCACCGAAAAATAACCAAGTCAACCGTGTGGTTATTCAGCCCAAACTCGGTATTGGCCCATGCTGAAGATGTGAGTGATGAACTTTAAGCCAGCCTTGGAAATGAATTCTTTTGCCATTTTTTCAGCTTCGGCAGCGTTGGAGCCTTCCAAAACTGTGATGCGTTGGCTATCAGTACCGATAACGATTGCTTGGATCATGATTTGTTCCCCTTGTTGCTCACTGTAAGAACACATTATAGCACATCAACAGGACCTGTCAACAAAAAGGTAAGCGTGATGTTGCTTTTACACAACATCACGCTATCAGTTTCATCAGTTTATGGGTAGTATTTCGTTAGCCAATCTAGGTCTGTGCGACCATCATTGACTTCATACCAGCCTTTTCCACCATAAATATTTTTAACAGATTGGAAATATTCTTCATACATAAGAGCAACTCGGTCTAAACTAAAGTTATCAACTGCCCATTTACGACAATTATGGGGATCAATTTTATCAATATTTTTTGCTGCCCAAGTAAATTGTTCAAATGTACGGCAACGATATCCAGTAAGTCCATGTATATTATTTTCAGCGAATGATCCCCAATCAGTAGATATAGTAGGAGTTCCACTTAGGAGTAATTCAATTTGAACTCCACCAAATGGTTCAACATACATACTAGGAACAAATGCACCTTTTGCTTTGCTCATTAATTGTTTTCTAGTAGGTACATCAGCATATCCAATAAATTCAACATGAGATGGAGTTTCTGTGTATCCCATATCAGATAAACTACCTTGACCAGCAATTTTTAGTTTAGCACCGATAGCAGCAGTAGCTTGAATAGCTACATTAACACCTTTGCCATCATATACTCTACCTAGAAATAGAAAATAGTCTTCTTTTTCTTCAGGTTTAAATTCAAAATCTTCAATTTCAAAGTAATTTGGAATAACAACATCATACCAATCTTGTTTGCATGATCCTACTGCTGGTAAACCATAATAAGCATGATAGATAGCATAACTTTCAAAGATTTTAAATCTTGCAAAGTGTCCGCCAGCATAACCAATGCCAGGTTCAACTATAATCATATCAGGATGAGCATCACAGATTGCTTTATGACCGTATCCCCAAAATGGCAATAAGAAATCGCCAGGTTGTTTGCGTTTGCCAATCTCTTCTATGGCATTTTTATAAAATGTTTGATAAGCATGATCATTAACATCAAACTTGAAGAAGTTTTTACGCCAATCATAATTGCCGTATGCTTTTTCCAAGTCACTGTTATTGACTACCGTTACATGTTCATCGCATATAAGATCGGATTCTTCATGACCGTAATGAATGATGGTATGCCCACGGGCCTTCATCATTTTTCCGAATTTTACAACTTTTTGTGTATAGGCACAAGCATTATACTCTTTGCTTGATACAGTGTGAGGCAGGCCTAAAATATGAAATATCATTTGTACATATTTTCCGGGTAAGTGTGGTGATAATGCCATCCTGGATAACCTTTTGTTCCACCAGGGGAATTACTAATCTCGCAATAGTTTGGCTTACCTGAAGCTATCCAAGCCTCATGGTCAAATCTATAAGTATTCTTGTCTATTGTATATCCTGTATACATGCTTTTTGATCCCATAACATAATCATCAGGATGTGGTAAATGATTAAGTCGTTTAACATAATCACTATTTGCCCACCAAAATCCACCACTATAATGAGGCCATAAGCATGGTTTCTTGTCTATTCCCACAAAAGGTTTATCTATGTAGTTTGTTCCTGCTGTGTCAAACCCCTCATCTAATTTAGCAATACAATCACGCCAGCGATCTATATGCCAATATTCCATATATTTACGCCAATCGTGAATGCCTTTATTATTGCGATGAGTAATACCTTTCAAATGAAAATATAATATATATTCACTTTCGGTGGCATTATCAGCCAATGATTTAACTAGTGATAAAGTAGGCCATTCCATTAAATCGCTACGATCACTAGAATGTACTATGCGTATATTATCTCGCCCTTCAACTAACTTAACCAAATCCAAAAACTTAGTCAAATCACCATTTAGACTCAAAAATATAGTTGCATTATCTACTAAATCAGATTTTAGCAGTCTGTTTATTTGTTCAATACTTTGTTGTTGACTACCAGGTAAATCGCAACATTGATACACGACCTTTAAGGGTTTCATTCAATTCTGACCTCAGGGAAATATCTAATAAATTTGTCTCTTCTAACTGATCGTTTACTTAGTACACGGTTACGGATTTCAGTGTAAAAATTCCAAGCTAACGGGACAAATAAAATTGGTTGGTGTTCTGGAATGCTACTAAGCGTATCAATTCCAACTACAGGAATATGTTTACCTGGACTAAACAATCCTTGTTTCAATGGATTATCATCAATAATCATATCTAATTGTAAGTCAGCGAAATTTAATAGAGTATTGCCCTTAGCAGCAGCACCGTAACCTACCAATTTGAATCCCTGTCGGCGAAACAATTCACATTGTACTTTTAATTGTTGGACTGTGGCATTAACAGTTTCACTCCAATCATAATAAGTCTCTGGAGTAGTCAACCCCTTATGTTTTTCAAGGTCAATTAAATTACCAACACGATTAGGTTTCCTTTGATTGATACTTAGAACAAATACATAACTTGTCCCATGAATGGGAGTCTTTTGTACATCAACTAGATTAAATCCAGCCCGTGTACAAAGTTCACGCATACTATTAATATTGTAGAAATTTACATGCTCATGATAAATGGTATCAAACTCATTGTTCAGGACCATATCCGCTTGACTTGTTTGAATCATAAACAATCCATCAGGATTAATAATCTTGCGTAATGCAGTAAGGTATCCCAATGGGTCAGGATTATGTGCAAAACTATTTTGAGCAACTACCAAATCAACTTTACCAAATTTATCAGCAAATTGTTGCGCAGTTTCTTCATTAAAGAAATCACACATGATATTGTGATTGCCACTACTGGTAGGATATAAATTTTCAGCAGGATCAATTCCGTATGTTATAGCACCTGACTTCTTGAAATAATCTAATTGTGTACCATCATTGCATCCAATGTCTAATACACTTACTGGAGGAGTAATGAAATATTCATTCGCAAGCCCTACAAACCATTCCATGTAATCACGTTGGGTCTTGCTTGTTCCACTTACATACAAATAATGTGTGTATATTAAGGCAGGATCTACTACATCAGTTAATTGCAAATGACAGCAATTATGACATAGATTAACTGCTAATGGATAATGGGATTCTGGTTGTTGTTTATCGTTTAAGAAATTATTAGCTAGAGGTTGATCATTTAGATCAAGTACCAAATTTAAATTAGTACTTCCGCAAGCTAAACAAGAATTGAGTTTCGTAATGGTCATATTAATCTTTAATTGCAACCCCATTGGGTGCTATGTTACCTATTAGTCCTAATGGACTTTTTTCAACAATTTTAGCAGAATCAATGAACTTATACAAACAATGTTCAATATCAACATACCCACCTGCTGCTAATCGTTGACTCATGTATTTAAGGCTGTTATCGTAGGCCTGAATAATTTCTTCTGTCAAAATGGCAGGCCATGACCAAAGCCTACTCATATACTGGAATTCGGTTTCGGTTATTTTGAATGGGAATTGACTAGTTTTTTTAGAGCCTAATACAATCATTGATTGATTTTTGTAGTCAGTATAAAATGGCAAGTTAAAATCATCAGTGAGTAAGTATCGGCCACTGATTTTAAATATGCGTTTATATTGAGACAATTGCCCTGTATTGTTTAAAGTTTTCAATGCTTTACCAAAACAAAGTACTTCAGTTACATTTTTAACGATGTCCCAGTTGTCAGTACTATTATACAGATTGACAACATCCTCATCTGATGTAAAATTAAGCAAATGATCCGATTCGGCAGTTAATGCATCCTGTTGCTCTGTGGTCAATGGAACCCCTGCCATTTCTAAAACAAAGATAGTGGCATTGGGGATTTGTTGTTTGACACTTTTGATTGTGGCAATGGTTTGAGCCAACCGGACATCATTTTTATAAACACCAAATTTAGTGTTTACAGCACTGGTGACCAATACTGCATAGTCATTCATTTACGCAACCACCTATCATTCACTAAAGTCCATTGCACCATTTCAGTAATGCGTTCAGTTAGTTTAATGGTAGGTTCCCATCCGAGACTACGCAATAGACCGCCATCTAGTGCATATCGCAAGTCATGTCCAGGCCTACTACTATGGAAGTCTGTCATTTCGTAGTTCAATTCACGACCTACTGCACTAGCAATCAGTTTTGCCAGGGTAAGGTTATCAATTTCTTCAGTACCGACTAGATTGAATTTAGGGCAATGAGCATGTCCATAATCGCCCAAGTGTTTATAATTTTGTAATCCTAGGATGAACATCAATCCTTCCGCAACATCTCGGGCATGGATATACATTCTAGTACCGGCATGAGTACAAGTAGGATCAGCATGAATAATGACTTTTTCACCATCCCGTGCTTTTTGAATAGTACTTGGAATAAACTTTTCACAATGTTGTCTTTCCCCAAATACATTCATTGTATGGGTGACTACAATAGGCATTTTGTATGTATTCTCATATGCCACACAGAATTCTTCTGCCGCTGCCTTACTAGCACTATATGGATTAGTACTATTATACCGATCGTATTCTTTATATGATACACCTTCAGGGGCAACACCAAAGATTTCGTCAGTACTAAAATAGACTAATCGTTCTAGATTGGGTAAGTTTTTTCTAGCATAATCCAAAATATTTACTGTACCGATAACATTATCCTGAACAAATTCCATTGGATATGTAATACTGCGATCAACATGGCTTCCTGCAGCCAAATGCAAGATGATATCAATGGGACCTATATCCGCAATGATTTGACTATTAAGTTCTGCCTTCAGATCATGGAAAATGATTCGCATACGCTTAGATATCATGACTGGATCATGAATCTTCAGCATATCGTGTAATCTATTTAGGTTACCCGAAATGTCCAATCTATCCAGGCTAACGATATGCCAATCAGTTTTTGTCAATATGCGATCAATTACATGATGCGCGATGAAACCGGCTCCGCCAGTAATTAATACTCTTTTTACCATTTATATTCCTATTATATGATTTCTGATTTTGATTCTAGATATTCTTTAATTACTCGCAATGCTTTACGACTAGTATCGTACACATATTCTTTAGTATCGTCCTCAGTTGTCACCACTAGAATAAATCCATTAGCGACACGACGGACTTCAATTGTTTCAAACATTATATTTCCTTTAAGAGAAAGAATTCAACACTACTATTGCTACAGCAATAATACTAATAACGATAGGTATCAATACCAATACCTTTCCTGGGCGTGATCTTGTATTAATAATACTAGATTTCATTATGCTAGATAAAGAGCGCAAACAATAACCAGGAAAAGAAAAGAGATAACAATAGCTGCTACTGGGAATAGCATTGAGCTAAGCCGATTGATTGAAGAATCAGCAATTGAGCTATTGGTATAACCTACAGTAAATTGGCAATCTGCCAAAGTACGGGGAGTAACAAAATGAGAATTTTTCATGGTGATTCAACCTAAATTAGTAGAGAGTTGTATTTTAACACAAGATGACCGATGTGTCAACTGTTTTTAACAAAATTAGTACCTAGATGCACAATAACCGCCATTTGCATTGACCCAGTTCTGTTGAATCAAGAATTTGCGATTGCCTAGGGTCATGTTGTACTTTGCGCCTGAGGGCAACTTGGTCATGGTTCCAAATGTCCATGCACACTTATCACCGTTTTCCAGACCACGGGTATCATACCAAGCGTTTAATTCAGGATCAGTGACTGTCTCTGTCAATTCATGAGCTATCATATTAGCCATACTATCAGCACCTGCATTCCCGTTAGGACCAATATTCTGTGGAGAACATGCATTTGGACAACGGTCAGTATTTCCAACGAATGAATATTTGATAGTAGTACCACCAATGTTGGCTTTAGTATGCCACGCACAATACTTAGTACAGAAACCTGAACTTGCATTAACGTCGGCTGAAGTCAACACAAAGTAAACTGCATTACTATCTTTGGGTAGATACCCAGTGGTGATTGCAGATTCTACAACATTTTGTATCTGCGCATCACTCAACACCTTACCTTGAGAATAATTATCTGAAGTTTGTTGCAACAGATGCACTGAATTTGTAATCTTTTTACCAGTACGGTCCGCATATGTAGTGTTGATATTATACCACGGCGATCCAGAGAGTCCATTTGCAAGATCCGTAAGAATTGATGGTGCTGTGTTTCCTGTCCAGTCACCGTACCAGATATAATACAGATTAGTTCCATTAGGACTATTAAGTAATGGGCCGCCATGATAATTGATATTGTTATTAGCTGTCCCACCTTGCACTCTTAACACAATAGATGCATTGATTGTGGTGGTTGTAGATTTTATTTCCATCTGTAGTTCTCCGACACCTCGTCCAGTAGCGTAGTATGACTGTCCGTGATCTGATCGTAAATCACCTGCATTTGCACATAATGAGCCGAATGTTAATCCCAATGCTAGTACCCAATTTTTCATGCTAATTTAACCTATGTTAGTGGTAAGTGTATACTAACAAAAATACTCACCCAGGACAATTAAAAAGGGCATAAAAATAAGCCGTTCGGTGCAGAATTTCAATGAATTCGCACCGTTACGGCTTAGTTATTAAAGAGAGTTAGTTATCTGCGTGATCTACCTGTAATTGATTCAGGTGGTGGTTTTTTTGGTTCTTTAGTTGGAGTGATTTCAGTTCGTGCTTTTCTAGGAGCAGCCGCTTCAGCATCAGATGGAGAAATAACACTAGGGCCATTGGGTTCTTGATCAGGTTCTACATAGGTGGCATTATTGAAGAGGATGCTAAAAGTAAAGTTACCTTTAATATCAGTGCTATAATAATTTTTACCTGCAGTGAATTCTACTCCAGTAACTGCGGTACCAGGCCAAATAGAATCAAATGATTTCACTGTCCATTTATCACCTGATTGAGATGCTTTTGTATACACCTGTATTAATGCACCGTTGTTTAGTATTTCTGATGCCGCGTCACTAAATTTTGTGTTATTGTTGATGTAATCAGCGACTTCATGCGCTACTGCAGCAATACAATGAAAATACAAATTAAGATTGTTAGGTTTTTTAGTAACTTTATTAGTAATCAACTTTTTAATAGTTGGGTTAAGATTCATTCCTAATGCGATTGGCAAAGTAGTTTGTGCCATTTTTTTAAATCCAACTATAGTATTAGCATCTTCTTCTTTAATAATGCCATATTCTATTCCCAATAATAATGGAGCGTTGGCTTGTCCAGCTGCCGAAACTTTTTTAATCAGGTCAATGATTTTTATGTGTTTTTTTGTTAGTGCTGAGTCACCCAACTCATTTATAGCATTAAGTAAATTAATAGTGCTTGCATCTGCTCCTTTAGAACCTTTACTACTTACTTTGATTTTTTTACCTTCAGGACTAATAAGAATACTATCACTTAACCCTTCGGTTTTATCTTTACCGAAATTAATAGTGGTATTACTGAAGTTATCCCTTCCTAAAAATTTCATTGCTGCTTCGCCAGCATTACCCTTGAAATTTCCAGTTTGTAATGCAATAGGATGTAACAATTCACAAAAATAATCTCTGAATGCAGTGAAATGCATACCTTCAGGTGCATCAAACGAAATTGGTAATTTTACTCCATCTGCAATTGAACGAGCAAATCCTGTCAATGGACTATCATCACCAAATTTTGCTGCAATTTGTACAACTATACTATCAGGATTAAGATTGCTTTGTTGCGTAGTCAAAATATCCTGAGGTGCCATTTTAGACTTAGCTTTTTTAGCACTCTTGCTATTGTAATTAAATCCAGGTATTCCTTTTTGATTGTCCCATTTATTCTGACTAGGATCAGGATGTATCGCCTCAAATGGCTTTACAAATGCTATATTAGTTGGGTCACCCGGTCTCTCAAATATAGCTATACCAAATGCCAATTGCTTTTTGTTAAACTTGCCTATTAAATCAACATAAGCATTAGGAATTAAATGGACTATTCTTGACAGTTCAATGTTCCGTTCTTCTTCAGTTTCATAAGCAGCAGCATCCTCTGGATAAAAATCTACACTTTTTACATAGACTTTATCTTCAGGATCAGTAGTACTTACAAATTCTTCACCAGACTGTCTTGCACCTAAGCCACGACTTTCGGTAATAAGAGAATTATATGTTATTAAATCAATTAAGTTACGCATTATATATTTATTAAAAATAGGGCCTTGAACGACCCGTTAGTATATTCACAAAAATCTTTTCTTTGAATAAAGAAAATTCAGTCTCAAATTGAATACAATTTTGTTCCAATGAACTAGATGTAGGTAAACAAAATAACCCTGTATTCAATTCAGTGGCTAAATGTTCAATACGGTCTTTGTATTGTTGTATATCAAGTACCTCAGCAACAGGTTGGGCAGACTTATATGTCTGCCACTCTATCAACAACTCTCTGGCATGTTGCTGATAATCAATTATGTTAGAGAGCGTAATCTTCCATTCCCGATGTCTTCAATTTCACAAGATGACCTTGCATAAAATTCTTACTCTCTAATCCTTTAAGAATCCCAAGATACTTATTTCGCAATAAGGCTACTTCATTGATAATTGTCTCAAAATCTATAACTTCATCTTCACCGTCTACATATTTCTCAGCATCACGACTAGTTAATGCTCTAGCATACCCTTCAAGGTATTTCTGAAAATGCTTACGACGAATCTTGCGCAATTGCAGGTTTAAATAATTCAATACAGCTTCAATTTCTTGTAGCTGATTAAACCTGAATTCTGTTATCCCTGGTAATGCAGCAATACTTTTTTCTATACTACCAAAAATTGTGCATTCTTTCTTGGCAGTAACTAATTCGGCTTCGTAATGAGTTATAAAATTTGGTATGTTAGAGATGTCACTGACTACTCGGTTATACCACATATGAAATCAATCTTCAAACCCGTGATCAATCTCATCATCTTCATCTTCACCTGCATATTCTTTATATGCTCGGCCTAATGGAGCGTCGGTGCCGCCAAACTCACTGAGTTCATCATCACTCAACATATCTACCATAGCACCCATTAAATTATCTGCTGCTTCTTGCCGATCTTTTGATGGGATATACTGCTTTAAAATGGTATAGGTCTCAATCAATACTGCTACATCTAAACTCATATTTTTCCTGTTATTCTGCGTCAGTTTCTAATAATGTATCTTCAGTTACTGAGATTTTGGCAGACTTCTGCTCAAATTCACTCATAACTAAATCCATGATACCATTAGTATTATGACTCCATTCTTTACGAAAATATTTATGAATTTCCCCAGACAAGTCTATATAAGTGTATCTGTTGCCTTCCTTCGCAACAAATCCCTTCTTCTCAATCAAATCAAAAAATCCACTATACGGACTCATACCAGTTGAATATGGGATGTGGAGCTGAATGTCCTCGAAAGGTTTGTTGTACCTTGTCTTCATTATCTTGCATCCCGCACGAATACCAAGAACTTCAGTGACTTTGTTTCCGGCTTCATCTTCCTTCAACTTCATCTTCTTCATTGCAACTACAATAGAACTTGCATAAATGAATCCAGCACCACCTGAAATCTTATCATCAGGATTGTACGGATCTTGTGATGCATATGAATGGTTAGTGGCTACTAGTCCAATGTTTAGACTTCCAAACATGTTAACACAATTACGGACAAGTGCAGTCAATGCTTTGGGCTTACGACCCATATCACCCTTCATTTCACCGGCTTCAAATTGATTAACATCAGTTGGTGTTAGTAACATACCCAATGAATCAATAACGAACAGGACTTTAGGACGATCTTCTGCTGCAAGAACCTTGTATTCTTTCACAAAGTCACTAATAACTTTGGCTACATCATCAATCATAGCCATGTTCAGTTTCAATAGTTTATCATCAGATGTTTGTACACCAAGGCCGTGTAGCCAAGATTCATCAAGTGCGTTTTCTGTATCAATCAAGATAACATAGATGCCTTGGGCTTGTGCGTTCTTGATGAGATTACCAGAACAGATAAAACTTTTTCCAGCACCGCTTTCTCCAGCGAATACTGTAACTTTACCAAGAGGAATGCCGCGATTGAAATCGCCTGAAATAAGATAATTCAGTGCGTAATTTCCAGTGCTTATCCAATCAGTGGGGTCGTTGAATCCAATGCTTACCCCTTCAATACTTTTTGTGATTCCTTTTCGGAACTTTGATAGGTCAAATGGGCGAGTTGCCATTATATATTTCCTTTAATTACAAAAAGGCAGACACCACTAACAAGTGGTAGCCTGCCAGATAAGATTGTTTAAACCTTAGTACGATTACGAATCATAGCTAAAATGTCTTCAGCACGTTGGCTTGAAGGCTTAGCTGCTACTGACGCGGCTGCTGGGGTTGGAGCAGCCGCGACTTCAAAAGGGACATCATCATCCTCAATTGTAGCTGCTGGCTTAGCTGCAGGAGCACTAAATGTAGTCTTCGCTGCAGGAGCAGCAGTTGCTGATGGTGCTGCTGTAAAACCACTTGGCTTGAAGTATTGACCCCAGCGTTCAGCATCATATGCTTCACCATCAACAGATGCTTCAAACATCTCCTTGATGACTTTTAGTTCAACATCATTGGGCTTCTTTGGCAAGAAGTCAACTAGATTGAATAGACCATATTGGTCAATTGCAGCAGTTTCTGCAGCAGTTAGTGATGATTCCTTACGGGCCCACTTACTAGTGCTATAATCTGCAAAGCCACCCTTTGCACCCTTAGTGACTGTGAAGTCTAGTCCACTTTCATAATCAGTGGGTAGATTTTCAAGATCAGGATCCATTAGAGCACTTTTCACTAGATTGAAAATCTGTGGACTAATGATGAAACGACGAATTGGATTCGCTGGTGCGCGGTCATCTGTCATTGGATTTTCACGAACGAAACCCTGGAAAAGGTAAGACTTCTTCTTCCAATATTGGCGACCCTTGACTTCAAGACTAGGATCCTTGAACCAAGGACGAACTTCAGATAGAATTGGACATGGAGTGTCACGGCCATACATTTCCATACATGGGATTTGTACGATTGTTGGGCGACTATTTGCGTCACCCTTGATACCAGAGAATGGGAGACGAATTAGTGATCGTTCAACCCAAAAGAATGTGTTATTGTTGTCAGCATCAGGCAAGAAACGAATTTTCGTACTTGTACCTTCTGCAATGTTCCATAATGGATAGATTACTGACTCACCTGTTGATGAGTTGCCACCCTGTGGCTTGTTGTCGCTAGCTTGAAGCCGAGCGCGAATTTCTGCGAGAGTTGTTGCCATGATAGTATTTCCTTTTATGTTAAATTAAGATGGTCTTAGTTGTGTGCTTAATCAATATACCAGCACAACGCTAGTATACGATACTTTATTTATCTTTGCAAGAGAAAAGGCAGAATTAATTCTGCCTTTTTGTTTAACATAAATTTTTAGGATTACCTTAGGCCTGCTAACCTTTTCATTGAATTAATATCTTCATTCTGTGGATGGGGTTCTGCTGCCTCACCCGTTGCTACCGGTGGAGTTGGTACATCGGCCCCATTATCAGGAGTACTGTTGATATCTGGAATCGGATCCAACGATTGGGCTGGTGTCTGATGTTGCTCTATCCATTGAATTACCAATGGTCGGGCATCAGCATCAGAATCTCCTCTTCTGCTTAAATCCAATATGTCACTGAATAGGGCATCATCTTCAATAGTATCATTCAGTGCATTGATAGCATCACTACCATCTATACCGACAGCCAATGGTTCTTTCATTAATTCTTTTAATTCGGCCATTGCACCATCAGAGATGGCATTGCCGTCTTG